TATACAAAAGAACAAGTATTAATAGAATATGTGAAGTGCGTAAAGGATACCCCTTACGCACTTCGCACATATTTACAGACCTATGATAATACTGTATCTAAATACGTTCCATTAGAATTATTTCCTGACCAAGTATCTTTATTAGATGATTACGAAAATTTTAACGAAAATATTGCACTTAAGTATCGTCAGGCGGGTGTATCTACTGTAACCGCGGCTTGGGCGTCCAAAAGATTGGTATTTGCGAAAAAAACAAAACCTGAAAAAATTCTGATTATTGCTAACAAATTGGATACCGCTCAAGAAATGGCGAATAAGGTCAGAGCATTTGTTGAACAATGGCCATCGTGGGTTGATGTTGGTTTTACAAAAGAAAAAAATTCACAAAGACACTATAAATTAACCAATGGTTGTGAGGTAAAGGCGGTTGCAACATCAAAGGATGCTCTTCGTGGATATACCCCAACAATTCTTATTTTTGATGAGGCCGCTTATATTGAAGCAGATGCTGACTTTTGGTCGGCGTGTATGGCATCACTATCTACGGGTGGTAAAGTGATTGTTATCTCAACACCAAACGGGCACGACCCAATTTATTATGAAATTTACGACCAATCAATCAGAGCGATGAATGATTTCAAAATCTCTGAAATGTATTGGTATAAAGACCCAAGATATACAAAAGATTTATATTTGGTTCAAACGGATGATATTATTGATTATTTTTTAAATAAAGAAAATTATAGCCAAGATTTAATTAAACCAATCAACGATTATGATGTTACAAATCAAGAACATTATGAAAAAATAAAACATTATATGTCAATAGGATACAAACCATCATCATCGTGGTTTGAATCTATGGTTAAAAAATTAAAATACGACAAACGAAAAGTATCACAAGAATTAGAGTGCAACTTTTTAGGTTCAGGGGATAACGTATTTGACTCAAAGGTTCTACAAAAAATCAGAGAAAACCAAATTACGGAACCTCAAAATAAGATGATGTCAAATTCACTTTGGATTTGGAAAGAACCTGTTGCCGGACATAAGTATGTAATGGGTGTCGATGTCTCAAGAGGAGATTCCGAGGATTTTTCAACATTTCAGATAATTGATTTTGACGAAAGAGAACAAGTTGCAGAATTTGTTGGTAAACTTCCTCCTGATATCATGGCTGAGATTTGTTATAAGTGGGCAAATATGTATTCAGCGTTTGTTGTAATTGATATCACGGGAGGTATGGGAGTTTCTACATCAAGAAAAATGCAAGAATTGGGATATAAAAATTTATATGTTGATGGGGTTGATTATCAAAATAAATGGAAATATGACCCTAAACAAGCGGAAAAAATTCCTGGTATTAATTTCAATTCAAAAAGGGTTCAAATTATCGCATCTTTTGAAGAGGCGGTTAGACATGAGTTCAAACTCAAAAGTTCAAGATTGTTAAATGAAATGAATGGGTTTGTTTACGTTAATGGAAGACCTGACCATCAAAAAGGGGGTCATGACGACTTAATTATGTCAATTGCGATGGCGATGTATGTTGCAGAATCCTCGTTTAGTCAATTAACAAAAGTTACAGAACAGACAAAAGCAATGTTAAATTCGTGGATGGTTCAAGAGGACGATTTACCTTCAAAATCAATCGCATTTAACCCACAAATTCCGAATATGCCGTCAAGATACGGTGACCCAAATCTTAACTCTGGACCATCAAGGGAGGAATATATGAAGTATAATTGGCTTTTTGGTGGTATGAGATAATATTTATTTTAACTACAAATATATTGTTTATCTATTTATACTTGTAGTTAATTTTATTATATGGAAAATAATCAAAATCTTACAGTTTGGCAAAGGCTAACCAAAACATTTGGACCCTATTCGTTGTTAGGTCAGGACTACCCAACTTATCAATATGACAAACAGGAGTTGTTAAAAACAACTTCAAAACAACAATACGAAAAAGAAAAATTACAGGCTCAGCAAACTTATTACTTAGCCAATCAATGGACCAAAATTGAAAATAACCTTTATACTCAAGCAACATATTATGAACCAACAAGATTGGCATCGTTTTATGACTTTGAGTCAATGGAATATACACCAGAAATATCTGCAGCACTTGACATTTATGGCGAAGAATCAACAACTGTAAATCAGGATGGTTTAATGGTTCAGGTTTATTCAGATTCGCAAAGAATTAAATCAATTTTGAGTGATTTATTTAATAACGCATTGGACGTAAATACGAACTTACCAATGTGGACAAGAAATACTTGTAAATATGGTGATAATTTTGTGTATCTGAAACTAGACCCTGAAAAAGGTGTTGTTGGTTGTATGCAATTACCAAACATTGAAATTGAAAGATTGGAAATGGGTATGGCATCAAAAACGTACAACACTGAAGCGGACCCAAGAAACACTGGTTTGAGATTCAAATGGAAAGCCCGTGATATGGAATTTAATTCATGGGAAGTAGCACATTTTAGATTATTAGGTGATGATAGAAAACTTCCATACGGGACATCAATGTTAGAAAAGGCAAGACGTATTTGGAAACAATTAATTCTGGCAGAGGACGCAATGTTAATTTATCGTACATCAAGAGCGCCTGAAAGAAGGATTTTCAAAGTTTTTGTTGGAAACATGGATGACCAAGATGTTGAGGCGTATGTAAATCGTGTTGCAAACAAATTTAAACGTCAACAAGTTGTTGACCATAAATCAGGAAATGTGGATTTAAGATTTAATCAAATGGCAGTAGACCAAGATTATTTTGTTCCTGTTCGTGACCCAGCATCGCCTAGTCCTATTGAAACATTACCAGGTGCTCAAAATTTGGCTGAAATTGCGGATATCGAATACATCCAAAAGAAATTATTAACCGCACTTCGTGTTCCAAAAGCGTTTTTAGGATTTGAGGAACCTGTTGGTGATGGAAAAAATTTATCATTAATGGATATTCGTTTTGCAAGAACTATCAATAGAATTCAAAAAAGTATGTTGGCAGAAATGAATAAAATTGCCATTATACATTTGTTCTTATTAGGTTTTGAGGACGAACTAAGTAATTTTACATTAGGCCTTAACAATCCATCAAAACAAGCCGATTTATTGGGTATTGATGTTTGGAAAGAAAAGATGTTGTTATATAAAGATGCGGTCGGCGCAATTGAGGGAATTGCACCAGTATCAGTATCGTGGGCCAAAAAACATATCTTAGGGTTCTCTGATGAAGAAATCAAACTTGATTTACAACAACAAAGAATTGAAAAGGCGGTTGGTGCTGAATTAACAAACACATCTACAATTATTGTTCATACGGGAATTTTTGATAACGTAGATAAATTATATGGTCAAAAATCAGGAACTACCGCATCTGCAGGAGCCTCACCTCCACCACCACCTGAAGGAGGGGAAATTGGAGGTGGATTACCACCGCCACCGCCAGGACCTGAACCAGGTGGAGAAGCGGGAGTTACCCCCGAGTCCAAAACAAGAGAAAACATGAACATATTACTTGAAAGTACTGATTTTATAAATGAGGATGACTTTATAGATTTATCAAAAGCAAGAAATTCTTTGGGTGATATGGGTAAAGAATTGGATAGATTACTAAATGATTGATATTTATTAATAAAATTTCAGAAAAATGAAAATAGGTATTTTAAAATCAAAGGTTGAGAAGTTGCTTTCAGAATCATATAGTAAAGGGACTTTCAAAGAAGAAATAAAAAACTTCAATAGGAACGTATTATCCAATAAAAACATTTCAAAATTGTTTTTTTTATACGATGAATTATCCGAAAATAAGGGATATAATCAAAAACTTGCCGAAGATTTTGTTTTTGAATCAATCACAATATTTGAAAATATCTTAAATAAAACAGATAAAAAAGATGTTGAAAAACTTAGAAAATGGGTTGTTGGTGTAAATTCACACAACCAATATTCTGATATTGATAATTTGTTTTATGGTTCATCTGATGTTTTACAGTTGGAAAATAAAGTGAGAAGCAAATCCGTTATTGTAGAAACTCTGAAAAAAAACCCAATTAATTCAGATAAAGAAGTTATTAATTTACCTTTGTCGTCAATGGTTAAAGTTGCAAATAACACAATAGAAGGATTTATATCTGAATTAAATGAATCCGAAAAAAAAGAACTTAATTCTTTATTAAAAGAAGACGAGGTTAAATTAAACGAAAATTTCAACTTTCTAAAAGAAGAGGCGATTGTAAAATTAGTTGTTATATTGGAACAAGAATCTGACGAGAATGTCAAAAATACAATTTCTGAAACAATAGATAACATCAAAATTAAAAAATTTGACAGATTAGAGTATTTTCGTTTAAAGAACTTAGTGAATAACATATAAAATTTTGACAATTTGACAAACATTTCCTAAATTTTTTTCAACAAAAATAAACTCGGAAAAAGTGAGGGAATGAAAAAAGGAAAAACCGCAAAAATTAGCGGATTCAAATCATCAAAAGTTAATTATGGAACAGTAGATTCAAAAAACTTAAAATCAATTTACATTAACATTCAAACTTGGGTAGAACCAAAGGACGATTACGACAATTGGACAAGAATTGTTCTTAATATGTCTCGAGCAGTCAAACACGTTGTTTTAAATTGTCTTGACAAAACTTTATATGATGAAAAATTCATTGTGGATTTAGATTTAAGAACAAGTGGAATCCAATACAAAAAAAGGTCTTTTATGAATTTAGAAATTAATTTGTATTTGGTAGATGAATTAGATTTTAAATCACAAGTATTAAAAAAATCAGTTAAAAGTATTGTTTCTTGTATTCATTCAGACATATTCAGAAAGAACGAATATTTTAATTTTCACATCAGCAAAAAAGACAAATCTCAATTAGTTCAGGTAGAAATGTAAAGTTTGCGGTATTTATATAAAAATATCGATATGAACGAACTTAAAATATTGAAACCTTCCGACTTAGGGAGGGGGATTCTTATTGAGTATGATGCTGGATATGTATCACCAAAAGAATTTGGAAATCAAAAACATTTGATGGAATCAAAATCGTTTATGGATTATAGCAAACCTTTTGAGTTTTATGCTGTATTACAAAAATACGATACACCAAATCGTAATGGTAGAATCTACCCTGAAAGAATTTTAAAAAGAGAATCCGAGAATTATAAGAAAATAATTAATAAGGGAGTTTCCCTTTCAGAATTAAACCACCCTGAATCATCTTTGATTGATTTGGACAGAGTATCACACATTATAACTGATATATGGTGGGATGGTAAAATCTTAATGGGTAAATTAAGATTATTGACATCCCCAGGATTTCACGAAAGAGGTGTATGTTCTACAAAAGGTGATTTGGCCGCAAATTATTTAAGACAAGGTGTAACATTGGGTATATCATCAAGAGGAGTTGGGTCATTGAAAAAGGTTGGAGAACAAAATGAGGTTCAAGATGATTTTGAATTAATTTGTTTTGACCTCGTATCGTCACCATCTACACCTGGTGCTTATTTATTTTCAAATCCTGAAGACAGAAATAATTTTGAGGAAAATTTAGAAGAAGAAAAACAAACTCAAAGAGAAAGACATGTAGGTCCTACGGGTAATGATTCTTTAGATTTGATGAAAAGATTAAATACCTATCTAAATAAATAATACTTGATTTTATTAAAATGTTTTTGGATATTTTAATAAAAAAACTATGGACGAAAAATATTTTATTGCAAAACTTTATTATGAATTTCCTGATTCAGAATCGGGAAAAATAAAAAAAGTCAAAGAAGAAAAGTTAGTTAAGGCTTACAGTCCTACGGACGTTGAGGCTAAAATAACAAAAAGATACAGTGATTTGACCTATGATTGGAGAATCACTTCGATTGCTGAAAGCAAAATTGATGAAGTAATTGAGGTAGAATAAAACATAATATAGTTTGAAAAAGGAGGACCAAAAAAGTCCTCCTTTTTTTATTTATTTAATTTTTTTTGCAGGATTTTATTGTGAAATGGATTTTTTTGTAAAAACACAATATTTATATGAAAAAATAAACTTTTACGAAAAAATGGCAAAAGAAAAAAATTTAGTGGAAGAGGCTCTTATACAAATGAAAAATTTGGAAGAGGCTGTAGCCGAGAATGCAAAAGGAATACTTGCTTCAACTATGAAGGAAGAAATCAAAGAATTGGTAAAAGAATCTATCGTATCTGAACAAGGTGAAGATGATGAGATTGAAACAACAGATGATGAAATGGATGTAGACATGGATTCTGATGATATGGATGTAGACATGGATTCTGATGACGAAGATATGGATTTAGACATGGATTCTGATGAAATGGATATGGATATGGATTCTGATATAGATGACACCGAAATGGACGACGAAGTTATTGATTTATCAGGAGAAGATATCTCTGATGAAGATTTACTTAAAGTCTTTTTGGCTATGGACGAAAATGACGGTGTTATAGTAAAAAAGGACGACAGGATGATAAATCTTAGAGACGAAAACACAGATAAAGAATATATGATTCAAACTGAATCCGAAGAAGAAATGGAAGAAAACTACATGGAAGATGAAATGATGGAATCTTACGAAGAAATGGAAGAAAACTACATGGAAGATGAAATGATGGAATCTTACGAAGAAATGGAAGAAAACTACATGGAAGATGAAATGATGGAATCTTACGAAGAAATGGAAGAAGACGACATGGAATATGATATGATGGAATCTTACGAAGAAATGGAAGAAGACGAAGACATGTTAGACATTGATAGTATCGTTGATTCCGTTTTCGGTAGTAGTGAAAATGAGGAAGAAGTGGTTTATGAAATTGAAATGGACGACGAAATGATGGAATCTGATGAAGATGAAATGATGGAGTTTGACGATGATATGCAGATGGAATCAACCAAACCAAAAGTTGGTAAGGGAGGTAAAATCGGAAAACCAAAATTCTCTTACAAAAAATCTTCAGGGGGATTCAAAGAATCTATGAAACAAGGTACAAGAGGTGTTGGTATGGGTAAACCTAAGTTCGAATTCAAAGAAGGTAAAAAAGATATTTCCGCATCAACTAAAAAAGAGATGTCTTCTTTTAAGAAAAAAGAAACTAAAGAAGCGGCACGTACATTAGGTATGGGTTCTAAATTTAGAAAAGGTGGATTACCAAAACCTAGAGCTTACTCAAAATTCAACATGAATATTGATGAGTCAAAACACCAAGAACAAATTAATGTTCTAAGAGAGAAAAACGAAGAATATCGTAAAGCACTTAATGTGTTCAGAGATAAATTAAATGAAGTAGCTATTTTTAATTCAAACTTGGCTTACGCAACAAGATTATTCACCGAACATTCAACATCTAAACAAGAAAAAATTAACATCTTGAGAAGATTTGATGGTGCTGAAACTATTAAAGAATCAAAAAATTTGTACAGAACAATCAAAGATGAGTTATCATCTAAAAATAAATCGTCATTGACTGAATCGATTGAAGAAAAAATTGAAAGAACTCCAACATCAGGTTCAGCATCGACATTAATCGAATCAAAAACTTACGAAAATCCTCAATTCTTAAGAATGAAGGATATCATGAGTAAAATAATCAAATAAAAAATAAACTTAAAAAAATCCAATAAAAATGGGAGCATTATTAGAATCAGGTCTTGTTGGTAACATCGGTCTTAAGCACCTTAAAGTTATCAAAGAAGATACTATCAACAAATGGGACAGATTAGGGTTCCTTGAAGGTCTTAGAGGCCACCTAAAAGAAAATGTTGCACAACTTTATGAAAACCAAGCGTCACATTTGATTAACGAAGCAACTTCTGACTCATCATCAGGTTCATTTGAAACTGTTGTATTTCCTATCGTTAGACGTGTATTCTCTAAATTGTTAGCGAACGAAATTGTATCTGTTCAGGCGATGAACTTACCAATCGGTAAATTGTTCTATTTCGTACCTAAAATTCAGGGTTACTCAGGTGGAACTGTAACAGATTCATTAGGTGTTGTGTCAGGTGACCACTATCCTCCAGTTGGTGGTCCTGGCAATTACCCTGGCGACCCAAATTCAGGTTACGCTACCGGTACAGGTTCATACAATTCAACTTACCAAAAAAATCTTTATGATTTATTCTACGAAGGTACTGAACCAGGTTTAAATCCTGCGGGTATTTTTGATTACTCTAAAGGTCGTTTTGTAACATTAACTGCGGCAACACCGACAGTTGCATGGTCTAACGGAGCGTTAATTCCATCTGCATACACCACTAGTACAAATGCTGAATTCAGAAAAATCATCGTTGCACTTTCAGGTTTCTCAACCGCGGGTATTGGTAAATTAATCGGTCCTGATGGTCAAGAACAAGATACAGAATCTTTCTTGTCTAATTTAGTACTTTATACCGACAACGCTACTGCAGCATCTAATTTGGGAACATCAACATTCACACCACTTCTTTTCAGAGTAGTAACTCAGAAATATGGTCAAGCAATGTACGGTCCTCAATACACATCAACACAAGCGGCTTTCGGAACATCATCAACTGGTGGTAATGGAGGTTACTTTGATAACGTATGTAGCGTTCAAGGATTTATCTACTTGGAAATTGATGCTCAGGTTCCTGTGTGTGTTTCTTGTGGTCAATCAACACCTGATGGTTATTCAGGAGCAACATTAACCGCTGCTTCATGGTCAGGCGCTTCTGCTAATACTAACATCAAAGCGGCTTGGAGACGTTACGAAGAACTTGAATTTGAAGATAAAATCGGTGAGGTTTCTTTTGACCTTGAGTCGGTAACAGTTTCTGTTACTGAAAGAAAATTAAGAGCTCAATGGTCACCTGAACTTGCACAAGACGTTGCGGCATTCCATAATATCGATGCTGAGGCTGAATTGACAGCACTATTGTCTGAACAAGTTGCTGCAGAAATCGACCGTGAAATTTTACGTGACTTACGTAAAGGTGCGGCTTGGAACCTACGTTGGGATTACAATGGTTGGAAGAGACTGTCTTCAGGAACTACTCCATATACTCAGAAAGATTGGAATCAAACTTTGATTACTGCAATTAATCAAATTTCTGCACAAATCCACAAATCAACACTTCGTGGTGGTGCTAATTGGATTATTGTTTCATCTGAAATTTCAGCAATTTTCGATGATTTGGAATATTTCCACGTATCAAACGCTTCTCCTGAGCAAGACCAATATAACATGGGTATCGAAAGAGTAGGTACTCTATCAGGTCGTTATCAAGTTTACCGTGACCCATACTTCCCAGCAAACACTGTGTTGATTGGTCATAAAGGTACTTCATTACTTGATACAGGATACATCTACGCACCGTACGTACCTCTACAGTTGACTCCAACTATGTACAATCCATTCAACTTCACACCTATCAAAGGTATCATGACACGTTACGCTAAGAAAATGGTTAACAACCGTTTCTACGGACGTATCACTGTTGACGGAGTTCGTACATTTGACTTGAATGAATTGAGATAATCAATTTTAATAATTAAAGCGAAAAAGGGACAAGAAATTGTCCCTTTTTTTGTTTTTTTAGGTTATTAAGATATTTATTTATAAAGTAAATATTATGGCACTAAGATTAATGACAGGAACAACATGTGGAGGTAGTTCAGTAATTACATTCATCGCAGATGATGTAGTAGTTGCCGCTAATCCTCTAAATAGAATTTATCAATTAGATACAGGTGTGTGTTTCACATTAACAGCATCAGGTGCTACCACAACTAACGGAGCAACAGCTTATATAGCATTTGGTCCATACACAGCATGTACACAATGTTTAACCCCCGTTAATTCAGGAGGAGTAACTTCAAGAAATTGTAAAGATTGTGATACTGGTGTGTTTAGTTCAAGTACATTCAATCAAGCTGTCTACACAAATGGTCAAAACAGGGCTATCGCTCAGAATAATACTGTAGCATTAGGAGGATTTAACGGTCTAAATAATTAAGATTCTTTAGAAAGAATTCTAATACATTTTGCCAACAATTCTGTTTCACCAATATTATAAACACCCCTCTCATAGGCATACTTTGCGGCATGTATTAAAAATATTGTCGCAACATTATTATCCATAGATTGTAACAATGTTTCTAATTGTTCCTCAGTTGAGATTTCTAATCTCCCAAAGAGTACCGCTAAGGGTTCCGTATTTTCCATTACTTGTGATAATTTTTTTCTTTATGAAATTTTCAGTTTCTTTTTCAATATCATCTACACAATGATAATTGTCAAGAACTACTTTGTAAAATTCCTCTGATAATTCGGTTGTCCAAACAAATTCTGTATTTTTCATATGTTTTGATTTAGTACGATATTTATATAATATAGTAAATTTATTTTAATATGACAAATAAAATTAATGAAGGTACTGGAACTTCTGCATCGGGAAAATACTCAAACATTCCATTGGTGCCAGGAGAAAGGTTGTTTAACAAACAACAAATGCAACCTTTTTATATACCAACTTCAAAATACGATAGTGCTGAGTTGGCATATGACAGTTACGATGGAGAAATGAGTACCTCAAAAAATGAAATAAAAAAAAAAATGGCAAGAAAAGTTTCATATTTTATAAAAAAACACCCAACCCTAAGCGATGATGATGGAAACATTTTGACCGGTCCATTAAAAGTTAATGAATGGGTTGAAATAACAAGTGATACAGATGTTGATTTATTAACTGAGGATTTGGCGGTTTGGTTTGGGACAAAGAAAAAACCAAAAGGTTCAAAACAACCAAAAGGTCCTTGGGTAAATATTTGTCGAAAAAAAGAGGGTGGTGGACACCCCCCTTGTGGTAGACCTGAAGCATCTTCTAAAGGTTATCCAAAATGTCGCGCCGCAGGTGTTGCATCCAAAATGACAGATGCTCAAAAAAGGTCAGCGTGTCAACAAAAAAGAAGTGCTGAAAAATCAGAACCTAAGACGGGTACGGGGAACAAACCAACAATGGTTTCTTACAAACCTAAGAAGAAAAAAACAAACGAAAACTTAAGAAGTATCATTAAGAATATTCTTAATGAAATTAAATCTTCTTAAGAATATCGGTTAGAGAACAATTAATTTGTGAGTGGATTACCGTTTCATAGGATTTTCTACGTAACTCAATTTCGTTATTAAATAAGAAATTAACTCTTTGCCAAACTCTTGCATCCATTAATATAGAATAATGATATACGTGGTTTGTAACAAACGCCTGTTGATGTTGTAGAGTTAAATAAATTCCCAATCTATCATTAATAATGATTTTCTTTTCAGAAACTGGAGCGAATATTAATTCGGTGTCACTCTGTTTGAGCAGTTTTCTTGCAATATGGAAACAGGTTTGCTGATACCTGTTCATATCGGGGTCAACCTTTTGGTCTAATGGCCTCTTGTTTAACCAAAGGTGGTATCTAAGAAATACTCGTTTGATTTTTCTTTTAACAAATTGATAAAGTGTCATAGGGGATGTTTTGTGATTACAAAGATATAAAAGTTTTATAAGTTTTTCTTAAGTGTTTCTAAAAAAATTTTCCATGTTTCTAAATCATTTTCATTCCTACCAATATTAGCCGAGTAACAACAAAGTACGATATTATCTTTAGTATATCCTTTATTTCTATCTAATCTATCAATAGATGGTTGCTGAGGGTGTTTAGGTTTATCGGAAGGTATTAAAGGTACGCCAAACCAAAAACAAAGTCCATTTTGTTTGTCGTAAATTTCATTGATATCTTGAACTGTTAATGTATGTTCATAATTTCTATGTTTAGAGTCGTGTATTAATGTGTTTTGCCATAAACGTACTCTTCTTTCTTTTTGTTTTATACCCTCTAATTTTTTAAATTCAGAATTTTTTCTTTTTTCTCTTTTGTAATTTCTCGTAATATTC